TGTAGGAATTAGTACTTCCAGAACTGTTTTTGCTTTAAGTGGAATTTCTACAATAGAGAGTAATGATTTATTAAAAATTGATAATGAATATATGAAAGTTATAAATGTTGGATTTGGAACTACGACAGTTGGACCTATTACTGGTATTGGAACTACGGGTCTTGTTGAAGTTGAGAGAGGGTTTGTAGGATCATCTGCAACCAACCATACAAATTCAACAACAGCAAATCTTTATAGAGGATCTTACAATATTGTTGGTGAAGAAATATATTTCACTGATGCACCCAGAGGAAATCCGCAGGAAATAAAAACTCCTAGTAATCTTAATTATCCTTCAGCAGATTTTAATGGTCGAGTTTATTTGAGAAATAATTATGATACAAATCAAGTATATGATGACATTTCTGATCAATTTACAGGAATAGGTCAAACATTTACTCTACAAGTTGGTGGAGCTAATACAGTTGGACTTGGAAGTACAGGTGGAAATGGTTTACTAACAATTAGTAATATCTTCCAAAGACCAACAGCTGATAATAACCCACTTAATAATTATCATATTTCTGAAGATACATCAAGTGGAGTAAGTAGTGTTACATTTACTGGTATTAGAACTTCTATAGAAGATCCTATCATAATTAATGAATCTGATATAAACCAAAATGAATTACCAAGAGGTGGATTAATTGTTTCTTTAGGTTCTACTCCAGGTAGAGGTTATGCACTTGCAGAAGGAGCAAGAGTATACTTAGAAAAGGATGATGAGGGTAAGATTAATAATATTGTTGGTATCGCTACTACAGGTCCATCTAATCCTATTACAACATCATTCTATAATAATGAAACTGGAGTATTGGAAGTCTTTACGCAAAATCAACATAATTTTGAAGCAGGTATTGTAGACCAAGTAAAATTAGTCGGCCTTGAATTTACATGTGGTGGTACATTTAATGTTTATGATGCAAGTTATGATCCTGTTAATGGAGATTTGGAATTAACAATTGGAGATCATTACTTAGAAGTGGGTCAAAAGGTTTCTATAGCAACTAGTTCTTTAACGTTTAGTTGTGATTATGGAAGTGGTGGTATAGGTTCATACCCAAGATTAACCGATCCTATTCAAAGTTATACAGGTGCTGCATCAACAGTTACGAGTATAACCAATAGTACTATCACAATTGGTGTGGGAACGGCACAGGATGGAACTGTGGGGGTTCATACTTATATAAACGGTGATACTGTAGGAGCACATACTTTTGTTACTGGTGCTTCGAATGCTATCACAGCATCAACAGGAGGACCATTTACTGCACAAAATGGTACAACATATAATCCTTCTACAGGGGATTTGGTAGTATATACTTCCACTGATAATACTTCCCATAATTTATCAATATCTGACACAATAGAAATAGCTAATGGTGGTATTACATTTACTTGTGGATTAGATAATCATGCAACACAGCATTCTTATCCTCGTGCAATTGGTGGTGGAGATGGATCTCCTGATCCTGCTTCTGGATCTGTACTTAGTATTATTGGTATAGGTGATACAACATTCACAGTTAATGTTGGTAGAGTTGGATTTGCTTCGGAGGCTGTTACTGTTAAGAGTGGTTATTCTGGAATAACAACTTATTTCTTCCCATCTAATTCTAATGTTGGATTGGGTAGTACAAGTTTAGAATACTCAATTTTAGATACTTCTCCCAAATATTATGATCATACATTTGTAAGTGCTCTTCCTAATTCTGTTAATGTATCTGGAACAAACCATAACCCTATTGGAGCAACATATGATTCTAAATCTGGTGATTTAAGATTAGTCTTTTCTGTAGATCATGGTGGGACAACCGGTGGTCCTGTTACTATAGTTAATAATTCATTAACATTTACTTGTTCTAAAGATAATCATGCAACACAGCATTCTTATCCACGTTCATCTGATCCAGCTTCTGGAGAGACATTAACAGCTACTGTGAATAATGATAAAGAACTTACTGTGAATGTTGGGGTATCATCATCTTATAGATTTACCACTAATGTTGGAATAAATTCTATTCCTCATACTTATGTTGGTGGTGGTTCAGTAATGCCTTGGTATGGAGATGCTACATATGGGTCAGGTTATTATGATACTGTATCTGTTGCCGTAACAGACATTCCATACGCTCATAAGTTCGTAAGTGGAGTTTCCACTACTTTATATAAAACTAACTGGACTGGAACCGCATATACTGCTATATCTGCTTCTTATAATCCTTCTAGTGGAGACTTAATAATGACAATTCCTTCTCATGGAATGACTACTTCTGATGATGTTGGAATTAGAACGGGATCTTTAGCGTTTAGTTGTTCTAAAGATGATTATCAGTCTCTTCATTATTATCCAAGAACAAGTGACCCTGTTGCTGGAATTATGACTGATATTACATCATATACTACTGATACAATAACTGTAAATGTTAGTTCTAGTGTAGGTCATGGTGCTGAAATTACATCTACAGTAGGTGCTGGTGGATCTGTAGTATTTGGTATAGGAGCAGCTGGTACTGCTTATAATAATCCCCAATTAGTAATTCCTGAAGCATCTTATGATAATCTTAGTGTAATTGGAGTCTCTAGATTGAGTGAAGGTGAAACAACTAATACTGGAGTTGGTTTATTATTAAATGTTGAGGTGGGAGCATCTTCTACAGTTGGAATAGCATCAACATATTTTGAAGTTACTAAATGGGAAATTGCCAGAGAAGGATATGCCTTCAAGAAAGGTGATGTAATTACTCCCGTAGGTTTAGTTACTGATGCTAATTTGTCATCTCCACAATCACAATTTCAATTAACAGTTTTAGATACTTATAGAGATGCTTTTTCAGCATGGCAATTTGGTCAAATGGATTACATCGATTCTATTAAAGAGTTTCAAGATGGTGAAGAAAGAAGATTTGAATTGAGATATGATAATGAAGTATTAAGTTTTGAAACTGAAGAAAATGGAGAGTTTCCGAAGATTAATCTCTCAAATGCATTATTGATTATTATTAATGGTGTAATACAAGATCCAAATGATGCATATATTTTTGAGGGAGGATCTACATTTGTATTCAGAGAAGCACCAAAACCAGAGGATGATGTGGCTATATTCTTCTATAGAGGAACTACTGGAAGTGATAGTACGGTAGTATCAAATGTATATCCTTCATTAAAGGCAGGAGATATTGTTCAATTAGAGAAACTTATTGATAGTAAAGAAAACCAAGATCCTAGAACAGTATCTGGTATTTCCAGTTCATCTTCTCTTGAAACTGTTATCTATAGAGGAGCTGGAATTACCGATGAAGAAAAGACATTAAATTGGATTAAACAAAAAAATGATAAAATTATTGGTGGTAATGTTGTCTCTAAAGCAAGAGGTAGTTTGGAACCATTAATATATCCTACAACTAAAATAATTGGTAAATTATCTGATAGTGATAATACAATATTTGTAGATGATGCAACATTCTTTGAAGAAGATGGAGCACCTTCTGGAACTGCTCCGATGAGTGGAATAATTGTTGATAATAGTATAACTCCTGTTGCTGCAGCAATAACTGCTATAGTATCTACTTCTGGTACTATTTCATCTCTTGATATTGTGGATGGTGGTATTGGATATAAAGTTGCTCCATCGATTTCTATAGGTATTCCTACTACTGGTATAGAACTATCTGATGATACTGTTAGTGATGTAGAGACTGTGTGGAGAGTAACGTCTACTGGTACGGGTCATTGGTCCTTCAATGGTGGTGATTTAAGTAATGCGTTTGATCCTACCTTACATCTTATCAGAGGACAGAAATATAGATTTAAGAATATAGCTGGTGGTACTCATGAATTTAGAATTCAAAGCACACCAAATGGTTCAGTAGGTACTCAATATAATGATGGTGTAACTAATAATGATGCTGGTAATGGAACGGATCTTATATTTGAAGTTCCATCTAATGCACCTGATACTCTTTATTATCAATGTACTCAACATACTTCTATGGGTGGTATTATGTTTATTGGTGCCAGTTCAGGTAGTGCTGCAAGTGCAACTTCGACTATAGATTCCAATGGAACTATTACTTCTACTCTTATATCTAATTCGGGTTCAGGGTATACATCCACTACTCCTCCACAAGTATTAGTATTACCACCAGTACCTACTACAGAATTAGTTAGTAATATAACTTCAATTGCAGGATTCTCAGGAATTATTACTGGTATTGGTACAACAACTGTTGGGGTATCAACTTTAGGATTTACTTTCCACTTAAAGAAATCTGGATCTGATTGGACTGGAATGAATGTGGGCAATCCTATTAGTATTTTTGATACTACCATAGGACATGGTGTAACATCAATTGATAATACTGGAAGTGATGATGCAGTTGTTGGTATTGGAACTACTTTCATGGATAATATCTATATTATTCAATATAAAAATACTACTTTAAATACAGGTATTATTACTTGTTTGGTAGCAAGCAATCCAGTTGGTATTGCTACTTCTATGGGTACACAACCTTTAGGTGAATTTTCTTGGGGTAAATTAAGTGGAATTGTAAGAAGTAGTAATCCAATTTCAATTGCTGTAACTGGAAAAACTATCAACTCTGGATTAACAACTTTCCCAACTATTCAGAGAAGGGGAGTTGGTCTAAGAGATACTGGTGCTTTAGATGAATATTATTCATAATACTATTATAAATACCTAAAAACTAATTAATATGTCTGCTGTAGTAACAGATCAATTTAGAATATCTAATGCTGGTAATTTTGTAGATTCTGTAACAGATACTAATAATAATTATTATGTATTCTTAGGTCTCAGTAATCCAGTACTGCTTGATCCCTCAACTGGAACTCCTTCCACCGAATTAGTAGGATTTGGTAGAACTGATACATGGAATGCTAGTCCACCAAATCCTACTGATAATATAAATCATAATTGGAATGATGGAAGCACTTCACTTTTTGGTAGAAGAATTACTGGTGGAGATGTTCGAAGAGTTGTAAGAAAAGTTGATTGGAAAACCAATACTCCTTATGATATGTACAGGCAAGATTATAGTATTAATAATCCTGCTCCAGTTTCTAAAACTGCAAGATTATATGATGCTAATTATTTTGTAGTAAATAGTGATTATAATGTCTATATCTGTATAAGTAATGGTTCTTCAGGAAATACTAGTGAAATTCCAACCTCTAAGAATGAACCAACCTTTACAGATTTAGAACCAACTTCTGCTGGAGCAGGAGATGATGATTATATTTGGAAATATTTATTTACTATATCACCTAGTGATATAGTAAAATTTGATTCTACAGAATATATTGTAGTTCCTAATGATTGGTCTACATCTACTAATTCTTCAATTCAAAGTGTAAGAGAAGCAGGAGATTCTACTGTTAATTTTAATCAAATTAAAGAGGTATATATTAATAAACCTGGATCTGGATATATTGTAGGAACTCATTCATGTAAAATAATAGGTGATGGAAGTGGGGGTAAAGCATCAGTTACAGTTTCTGCAGGAACTGGTGCAATTACTAATATAGTTGTTACTGCTGGTGGAAGTGGTTATACTTATGGGATGGTTGATTTAGGACCTGTTCGAAATGATGGGCATACTGACTTTGCTGAGTTAATAGTTGTCATTCCTCCTTCTAGAGGTCATGGATATGATATTTATCAAGAGTTAGGTGCAGAAAGAGTTTTAATATATGCAAGATTTGATGATTCTACAAAAGATTTTCCTATTGATACCAAATTTGCACAAGTTGGTTTTGTAAAAAATCCATCAACTTATGCTTCCAGAGATGTACTTTATACAGGATCTGAATATTCTTCTTTATATGCAATTAAATTTAATCCTAATACTACATCTGGATGGGATACTAAACTTCCAATCATTGGATCTAAAATAACTCAAGATAAAGCAGATGGTACTGTGGCTAAGGGATATGTGGCATCTTATGATAAAACAACAAGTGTTTTAAAATATTATCAAGATAGATCTTTATATTATAATCAAACAACAGGTACCCAACAGGATTATGTTGGAATAAGTACTCAAGGATTAGTACTTCCATTTGAATCTGATGATGATTCAAACTCTATTAATTTTAATGGTCCTACAAGCCCACCAGCTACATCGATAGATAAAGACTTTACTGGACGTACTATTACATCTGGAAATAAACAAATAGATCTTGGAGTTTATTTCACAAATGGTCTTGCTAATCCTGAGATAAATAAAACAACTGGTGATATTCTTTATATTGATAATAGAGAAGAGATTACTAGAGATCTTAGACAAAAAGAAGACATTAAAATTATTCTGGAATTTTAAAGAAACATGGCACAAGCAAAAGATTTAAATATAAGTCCTTATTATGATGACTTTGATCCCAGTAATGATTTTTATAAGGTTTTATTTAAACCAGGATTTCCTGTTCAAGCAAGGGAATTAACTAATTTACAATCTATTTTACAAAATCAAATAGAAAGTTTTGGATCCCATGCCTTTAAAGAAGGGTCAATGGTTATTCCTGGAGCTCCTAGTTATGATATTAACTATAATGCAGTAAAAATTAATTCTACTCAATTTGGTATTGATGTATCATTATATACTGATCAATTAATTGGAAAAGTTTTACAAGGTCAAGTATCTGGAGTAACTGCTTATGTAGATAATATCGTATTACCTGATGGTGGTGAAGTAGAAGATATAACACTATATGTAAAGTATAGTAAGACTGGATTTGATAATTCTTCAATGACATTTATAGATGGTGAAATTTTATTAACAAAATCAAATATTGTATATGGTAATACTACTATTAATGCAGATACAGGGGTAGCTACTTTATTATCTTCTAATGCTCTTGCAATTGGTTCTGCAGCATTTGTTGCGGAAGGTGTTTATTTTATTAGAGGAACTTTTGTAAATGTTAGTAAACAAACTCTAATTTTAGATCATTATACCAATAAACCATCTTATAGAGTTGGATTAAAAATAAATGAAAATATAGTTAGTGCAAAAGATGATCCATCCTTATTTGATAATGCACAAGGATTTACTAATTATGCAGCACCAGGTGCGGATAGATTTAAAATTACTTTAACTCTTACTAAGAAATTGATAGATGATGAGAATGATCAAGAATTTTTTGAGATAATGAGGTTGGATAATGGAAAAATTAAGAAATTTCAAGATACTACAGTATATGGAGAATTAGCAAAAGAATTAGCTCGTAGAACTTATGAAGAATCTGGTAATTATGCATTAGATTCTTTTGATGTATCTGTTGCCAATTCATTAAATAATGGATTGGGAAATGGTGGATTATTTTTTAGTACACAAAAAACTGAGGATGGTAATACACCTTCTGATGATTTAATGTGTGTAAAAGTTTCTGATGGAGAAGCATATGTTCAAGGATATGAAGTAAATAAGGAAGGAGAAACGATTATTGATGTTGATAAACCAAGAGACGTTGAAAAAATTGATAGTGAGAGTGTAGACTTTCAAATGGGAAAACGTTTTGTTGTTAATAATGTCTTTGGTCAACCAGGATATAGAAAAAAGGTAAATTTATATAATGAATTAAATACTAATGATTTAACTGCTCCTTCAACTTCTGGATATGGGTTGATAGGATGGGCAAGAATGTATTCATTAAATTCAAAAAATACTACGTATACTGGTCCAAGTTCTGAGTGGGATTTGTATCTATGGGATGTTCAGATATTTACTCATTTAACTTGGAATATTGCAGTTACATCTACTGAGTTTCCTCAACATTCTATTATTAAAGGATTGAATAGTGGAGCAACTGGTTATATAGCAAATACTCCTTCTTCTACAACTAATAATCTTTATCAAGTAAATGGAACATTTATGTTGAATGAAGAAGTTAGTGTTAATGGTGTTCCTAGTGGTGTTATAGTTAAATCCATTGATTCTCATAATGTTAAAGATGTTTTATCAGTATGGCAAGATAAAACAGTAACAGGATTAACTCAGAATTTTTCTGCAGATATATCTCTTAGTGAATATTCATTGCCAAATGGAATTACTCAAATTGATATTCAAAGTGGTACAGTAAAAACTCCTGGTAATTTTATTACTGGTATCCAAACTGGACAGGTTATTAAATATACCAATACTAATAAATCTGATCCAACATATAATAGAATTGCTACAGTTTCTGCTGATGGTTCCTCATTTACAGTTACTGCTATGACGGATAGTGTAACTGGTGTTTTTGATAAAGATGTTGGTGGTAATGGAACTTATAATAATGTTAAAATAGCTGGGGCAACTTTATGGTCAGGTGATAATGATGGTGGTTTATATGAAGTTTTACCTAAACCAAATATATCTTCAGTTGATTTATCATCTTCAAGTATGGTAGTCTGTGGTCAAATTAGTGGTGAGTCTATTAGTGGTGCTGCTGCAACTGTTTCTATTAATGATGTTAAAGATGGTGCTGGAGTAGCAATTTCTACTGCATTTTTTGAACCTTATGCTTTGAGTAATTATTCTATTCATTATGGAGCTACTGCTAAAATAGGGTATGCCGGTACAGTTACTTCTGATAGTTTTAGTTTTCCACAATTAAATGAAGCAGGAACTGGAGGATCTTTGGTTCAATTTACAGGAGTATCTGATGATACTAATACCTTAGTTAATGTTGCTGTAAAGAAACAGGGTATTAGAAGTAAAGTAAAAAATTATGAAAGAAGTAAAATACTTTCTGTAACTTTTTCTAGAGAAAAACAATCTGGATCTAATGAAAACAATACTATTAATGATGGTTTGACTTATAATGGAACTGCTTATGGTAGAAGAGTTCAAGATGAAGAAATATCATTAAATGTTCCTGATGTAGTTAAAGTATTATCAATATACGAATCTGTTAATGGAAACCAACCTACTTTTGATACTTTATCATTTAACTCAACTGTAAATGTTTTATCTAATGCAATTATTGGTGAAAATATCATAGGAGAAGATTCTAGTGCAATTGCAAGAGTAGTAACTAATAATAGCAGTACACCATCTACAGGAAGTGTTAATAAATTAGGTATTGTTTATTTAACAAGACAGACTTTTGATCTTAGGGAAAATGTAAGATTTGAAGAATCTAATATCATAACCCAAATACAAGAATTTAATTCAAGTTCTTCTGATGGTCAATATCAAGATATTTCCAAATTCTATACCTTAGATAAAGGTCAAAGAAATCAATTTTATGATTATTCTAGACTAGTTAGAAAGGATGATAGAATACCATCACAACAATTATTAATTGTTTATGATCATTATACAGTTCCTGTAGATGATACTGGAGATGTTTTTACCGTATTAAGTTATGATAAAGATAGGTATACTAGTGATATTCCATTAATTGGACCATCAAAAATAAGAGCAACAGATACTCTTGATTTTAGACCTAGAGTACCTGAGTTTACTGGAACAACATCGTCACCATTTACATTTGAAGCAAGAAATTCTATTTCTGCTGCAGAACCTCAATATTTATTAAAAAATAAAGAAGTTTCGGTTTTAGGATATGAATATTATCTTCCTAGAATTGATAAATTATATTTATCAAAGTATGGTGAGGTATCTATTTTAAAAGGTCAATCTTCTCCTTCACCAAAAGCTCCATCAGTAATTAATGATGCTATGGAGTTGGCTACTTTAATTTTACCACCTTATCTTTATAGTACAGATAATGTAAGAATAAGAATGGTAGATAATAGAAGATATACTATGAGAGATATTGGATTACTTGAAGATCGTATTCAGAATTTAGAAGAAGTAACTACACTTTCTCTTCTTGAAGTATCTACAGAATCTTTAACTATTTTAGATGCTAACGGAAATACCAAATATAAAAGTGGATTTTTTGTTGATAATTTTAGTACGGATATTAATATTGATAGGCACCGTAGTAATATTTCCCTTAATGAAATACGTGGGGAAATAAAACCAGTTTTAATTGAAAAAAGTATTGATTTGCAAGTAATGCCGGCTACAGAAGTTATTCCATCAAAATATGATATTGAGGATGATTTTCAATTAATAGATCCTAATCTTAAAAAAGTAGGTAAAAGAATATTCTTAGATTATGAAGAAGTTCCTTGGATTAAACAAACATTTGCAACAAAAGTTCAAAATGTTAATCCACATCATGTTGTATTTTATAAAGGTACTATTACATTAACACCTTGGCAGGATACTGGATGGACACAACCAGTTTATGTTGATAATGTAACTACTAAATGGGAATATAATGAGATTTATGTAGATACTGTTGTGGATACAGATACAAGAAGAGAAACTTCAGGAAGGGGTGAAGATACTAAGAAAGTAACTTATGATTATCATAACGAATATGATGTTACTAAGGTTGAATTTGGTATTTTAGATGAGACAAAAGTAGAGAATAAGATAATAAGTGATTATGTTTTTGATGCAAATAACCCATCTCAATCCAAATGGATGAGAAGTAGGAATGTCAAAGTGGATGGTATTAATTTTAAACCAGGTACTAGATATTATCAATTTCTTGGTGGAATTTCTAATGTTGCATTCATTCCTAAATTATTAGAAGTTGCAACAGGTGTTGACTTAACTACTAGTGGGACTGGAAACCGTCCATTTAAAATAGGAGAGACAGTAAAGGCATATTCTTTTGATTGGGAAGGTGGTCATAAGGTGAGTAGCCTAACTCCAGCAATGACTTTTAGGGTCTGCAGTCCTAATCATAAACGTGGTTCATATGATAATCCTGATGAAATATATGAATTTAATCCATATGATACTGATGGTGGTGCTTTACCTTCACTATATACAAGTTCAACACCTATAGTAAATATTGATATTACTTCATTATGTAATGAATTTCAACCTGAATATTCTGGATTGATTTGGCCTCCTTATAGAGATGGATTTGGTGATGCTCCAAAAATGTTCTTAATAGGACAGGAGAGTCGTGCGGAAGCATGGGTTAAAGATGTTAGAATAATAGCAGATCTTTTTGGTGATGTGCAAGGAAGTTTTTATTTACAAGATCCTTGGTTAAAACCTCCAGTTCCAGCTAGAGTTCCTGCCGGAAGACAAATTTATAGACTTACTAGCAGTCCTACTAATGAAAAAATATTAGAAGGTAGTACAATAAATTCAGCTGGACAAACAAGATATGAATCTATAGGTATGGTAAACACTTATAGTAGAGATGTTGAATCGATATGGAGTGTTGATACAACGGTTTATAGAGATGTTACAGAAATAACAACAATTACTACACATCTTGAACAACATGACGATCCTCTTGCTCAATCATTCTTGGTTGGTGGTGAGGTTCAAGCTCCAGCAGAAGGTCAGCAATTAGGTGATGATGATCATGGTGTTTTCTTAACTGCTGTTGATTTATTTGTTGCTAATAAGGATACTAATAATAATCCATTAACAGTTCAAATTAGAACAATGGAATTAGGTACACCTACAATGTCCGTTGTAGAAGGTTCTATAGTTAGATTAAGTCCTAATGATATAGAGACTTCTAGTGATGCGACAGTTGCTACAAAGGTTACATTTCCACAACCAGTTTATTTACCTCCCGGTAGAGAATATGCAATTGTTCTTCTTGCTCCAGAAAGTGTGGAGTATGAAGTGTGGTGTGCTAGAATGGGTGGGGTTGATAAAAGACCACAAGAGATGCCTGATGTAACAGAAAGAACTTATAATAAACAATGGGCTTTGGGAAGTTTATTTACATCTCAAAATGGATCAATTTGGACTCCTCAACAAGACGAAGATTTAAAATTTAATTTATATAAGGCTGAATTCACATCTGAATCAGGGACTTTATACTTATCTAATGCACCATTAGCATCAGCTACTGGTGTAAATATAGACCCTATAGACCTCACTAGATTAGGAAGTAATCCTATTGTTACTTTACCAAAAACTGGAAAGATTGGTATTACTACTATTGTACCAAATGATGCTAATATTAGTATATTTGATGTAGGAAGAAAGGTTGTTGGATCTGGTAATGATAATGTTACTGCTTCTATTGTTGCTATTGGATGTTCAGTTGAACATGCTGGAATTACTACTGGGGGTAATGGAACTTATAAAGAAGGAACGACATCTACAACAGTAAGTACGTTTAATGTAACAGGTAAAGGTTCTGGATATACTTTTAATAATGTTGTTGTAAATTCTAATGGAGTCGTTACAGGATTTACAACAGTTAATGCTGGAACTGGTTATACAACAGGTACTGTTGTAGGTCTTACAACTGCAGATTTAGATGGAAAAATAGGTTCAGGTACATTAATAACAATTGATGAAATTGGTGGTGTTGATACATTATATGTTTCTAATGTTCATGGAACTAATGGAACTGGTGGATTTAAAGAAGGAACTAATATAAGATATTATAATGATTCAGGAGCGATAACTACTCCCTCACCTGCTATTCCAATGTTGAATGATGGATTAACTGTAGATGGAGCTCCATATGATGGACAACATTTTAAAGTTCATCAAAGAAATCATGGAATGTATTCACCTCTTAATAAGTTAAGATTGGATAATATTACCAGTAATTTAGAGGTTACTAATATTACTAACTCCGTAGAAGATAATTCTACTACAATTAGTGTAGCATCAACACTTGCACCAAATTTAAATTTATTTGAAGGGGTTGTAGTTAGTGCCGCAAATACTGGATATATTAGACTTGATAATGAAATTATTGGATATGAGTCAGTTGGTGTAAATCAACTTGGAACTCTTTATAGAGGACAATACGGTACACTAGCAGAATTTCACAGCAGTGATAATGGAGGAATTGTTCAAAAATATGAATTAAATGGTGTTTCTTTGGCAAGAATAAATAGGGAGCATACTATTTCTGCTACAGATATTGAATTAGATACTTATTATGTTAAAATTAAGGATACTGAAAATGGGAAACTAAGAAATGGTGCTCATGAATCTGCAAGTACAAGTAATCCAGCAGAATTATCATTTAATAGTGAAGGATTTTACGGTGGAGATTCTGCATTAGGTACACGAAATATACAATTTGAATCAGTGATACCTCAGTTTAAGATATGGGCTCCAGGTGAAGGTGCAACTAATTTTAACTTATCAATGAGAACTGTAAGTGGAACTAGTGTTGATGGAAATGAAACATCCTTTTTAGATAAAGGATATGCTCCATTAGAACTTGATAAGAGGACTAGTTATACATCACCACGTATTGTATGCTCTAAAATTAATGAAAATGAATATTTAGATAATATACAGCGTAATAAATCAGTTACGGTGGCAGTAGAATTTAATACAAAACATAAGAGTGTATCTCCAGTATATTTTATGGATGAATCTAGTATTACATTTGAAACTAGTAATCTAAATAATCCAATCACAAATTACAGTAATAGTAATTTAGTAAAATCTTCTTCTCTTGGTGTTGATCCTAATAGTGCAATTTATGTATCAAAGAAAATTCTATTACAGAATCCCGCAGATTCATTAAAAGTAATATTTAATGCATATAGGCATTCTTCATCTGATATTAGAGTTTTATATAGTTTAATAAGACCTGATGATGACGAACAAGTAGAGAATGAATTCCAATTATTCCCTGGTTATGATAATTTAAGAGATACAACTGGAGATGGATTTGGCGATCAAGTAATAGATGAAAGTAAAAATGACGGTAAATCTGATGCTTTTGTTCCAGCAAGTAAGGATAATCAATTTTTAGAGTATCAATATACTGCCGATAATTTAGGTGAATTTATTGGATATTCTATTAAGATTATAATGACAGGTACTAATCAGGCATATGTTCCTAAAATTAGACAACTTCGTACTATTGCAGTTAAATGATTAAAGTAGATGGGTATTCACATTTATATCGTGATGAAAAAACTGGTGCTATTATAAATCATAATAGCACGGAATATCATAACCGCTTAAGAAAAATTAAGTCTATTCAAACACAAGAAGACGATTTACATCAAATGCGGGAAGATATTGATGAATTGAAAGGTCTTCTTAAGCAATTATTGGAAAAAAAGATTGATTGATTTACAATATAAATAATAAGTAAGTATTCTTGTAAGAATAGATGGCAGCCGTATATGTTAGTAATCTTGTAATTGATACGGGAAGTACTTTTTCACAAACATTTAATTTAGAATCAACTGAGACTAATTCAGCATTGGATTTAACTGGTTATACTGGTGCATCTCAGATGAGGAAATGGGCTGGTGCTTCAACGGCAACTGATTTTACCGTAACTATACCAGATCCAAAAACAAGTGGAAAAATAACCATAAGTTTGACAAATACTCAAACTGCTGCATTAAAAGCTGGTAGACATGTTTATAATATTTTAATTACTAGTCCAGCAGGTACAACTGATAGTGTAGTTGAGGGAATGGTTCTTGTAAGGGAAGGAGTGACTAGATAATGGCAGTAAAGGCATCGGTAGATACTCAAAATCAAACAACGGTTAGGGTAGGACAACAAAATGCCGTAAAGGTCACTTCGACTCAGACTGGAATAGCTAGTGCTGTTAATGCTACAAATATTGTTGGTGGAAGAGCTGATGTCACACAATTAGCAGTTTCTGGACTTTCTACATTTACTGGAATAGGAACATTTGTTAGTGATTTGTATGTTGGCGGGGATTTATATCTTACTGATGATTTAGTTCTGGATAATATTAGTGGTAGTAGTTTAAATATTAGCGGTGTTTCAACAGTTGGATTTATTACTGCTACCGATGTATGGGTTTCTGGTGCTGTTACTGCTACCACATATTATGGTGATGGTAGTAACTTAACTGGATTAACTGGTACAGCAAATACATCTTATGTATCAACTAATTCTTTAGTTGTATTGGGTATTTCAACAGTTGGATTTATTACTGCTACCGATGTATGGGTTTCTGGTGCCGTTACTGCCACTAGTTATTATGGTGATGGTACTAATTTAACTGGTATTGCTATAACTGGTGGTGATAATACATTTTCTAATCTTTATGTATCGGGTATTTCCACTCTTGGTGTTACATCAGCAACTGATTTAGAAGCACAACAATTAAGTGTATCTGGTGTTTCTACATTTAATGACGCTATAGAGGCAAAAGATAATGTAACTGTAGATGGGCAACTATATGTTGCAAGTAACATCAGGCATAAGGGTGATACTGATACCTATATTGAATTTACTTCTGATAAATTGCGTTTTCTTACTGGTGGTAAGGAGTTTGTTAATATTACTCAGTCTGGTGCAAGTTCAGTTGTTATTAATGAACAACCAGATTATGATTGTGATTTTAGAGTTGAAGGAAT